TAACACCAGTGTTACGAATAGTACCCGCGACAGTGCCTGTTGTGTTTTTTACAGTGCCTAATAACCAAGGCCCAAGGTGTGTAGCTAAACCCATTGTAGTTTCCTTCATAGAAAGTATAAGCTTATCAATCTTCTATGCGTCTGTGGGGGCAGTTTGATAAGCAGGATGTTCCCCTGTTAAAGGTACTTATACTCTTTTTTTAGGGCTGTTGCAAGTGTTGATTTTTCCAGACCCACTTCTTTTTTCCGCAGTCGTATATTCTTCTTGCCCCCATTAAGTAAGTCATTTCTCGTTCAGTCCGAGAGTCTGATGTGGCATCATAGTTATCAGGGCTATTGTGGTCTTTTAAGCGCTGAGCTATATGCCTTCTTTGGTAATGTGACTTGGGTTTTACCCCTATTTTAGGGCTCCATACTTGATAATCAGGGGGGGTTTCTTCGATTAAATCAAAACCTAATTGAGTGTACATTGCCCCAGAAAAATACCTATTGTCAGAAAAGGACTTTACTTCTGCAGGATTATGCTCTTGTATAAAAGCTTTAAACAATTTAGATGCCCCGCCCGAAATAGTCGTTCTTGTGGCATATCTGGATAAAGTCCAAACTCTGGTTGCCGCGCCTGCACCTCTATCATTAGCCCCATAAGTAAACCGCATACAAGCGACAAGCTTATTTTTCCAATAGAGCCCATAGTGATTCCCGTTTCCAGCACCCCCTTGAGGATGATATTTTTCATAGAAGTCTTTAGCGTCCTTATGTTCTACTTTTTTTAATTCACACTTTCTGGCCATAAGCTTGCCTTTGCTTTTGCCCACAGCATTTCTAAGTAATCTTTTTATAGCATATTGGTGATCTTTCCATTCGCTTTCATATATAGTCAACAGCCGTACTCCTTTTTCCGCGCAAGATAAGTACTTGCTATAATGATTATTTTTATTTTTTGCTTCTTCCTCTATGTTTCCATGACTATGCCAGTACATACCACTATACTCAACAGCTAAAGCTTTTTCAGGTAAATAAATATCAAGTTCTTTGGGCTTTAAAATATCCCTGTTTCGATGATCTACAAGGGTAAATATTTTTAAATAGCTAGCGATGGTTAACTCTTGTGTTGATTTCATGTGATTGCATTTTGGGCATGGGTTGTATCCATTTAAAAGCCAGTTTGGTTTTGTTTCACATAAAATATTGTGTTTTACACATTTGATTTTTATTTTTTGTTTGCTGCTTGTGTACTCTGCTCCAGTAAGATCAAAAGCATCGCCATATATGGCACACACTTTTGCAATAAATGAATCTATTGTATCTCGTTGTGATGCCCCTCTACGCTCATTATGAAAACATTGAGGACACCCTGATCCTTTCCAATGGTATTCTGGTTTTTGTTCAAACGCTCCATGTTTTTGACAGATTATAGCTACTGGGGTTTGCTGTCCTTTATATTCACATAATGAATAATCGTAAGTCACCCCATGTATTTGAATAAATTTATCAAGCATTTTCTTTTTGGTGAACCGATTTTTACCCGCCCGTGCTTCCATAGCACATTTATTGCATAGGGCTCCATTAATCATATTTTTTGCATCTGATTGCATCTCACCATGTATTGGACATACATAAGTTATTTTTTGATTCATGCCAGCATACACAGATTTTGAAAAATCGTATGCCCCTACATACTTACTAGCAAAGGTATCCCATTTAGCCTTGCCTTGATTAAATAAAGGGCTATTTTGTTTATTTATTTTCATCACTAGTCTCCTTAAAATATAGAAGTAGTATACATTAAAGAAACCATGCGTACAAATAAAGAAACCATTTGTTTTCTACAGGCAAAAGAAAACCCGCCGAAGCGGGTTGTCAATAATAACCTAAGTTATTGATTCCTATCAGCTTGAACCAGATGAACCAGATGAACCATAGATACCTAATGAATCCGACCAACCGAAGCTGTAGCGTTCCCTGCTCTTATATCGAACATTGCCTGTATCAAAATCCCCATCCATTGAGTTCTGTAATGGAGTACGAATGAAATGCTTCAATCCGTTGGGCACGTCCGTTGTTAAGAACCAAGCATTAGTGTCAGTCAAGAAGTGATTAATAGCATAACCTTCTGGAACAGCACCGTTGCTCTTAAGCGCGTTGATGTCATTGTCAGTTGTGCCAACACGTAATTCAGTTTCTAACAAACGAGTAGCAACGAATTGTAATGCAGGTGGTACAATCAACTTTTTAGGTTTAGCAGCGATTAAAAGACCACGTTCGTCAGTCCATGCAGCAATTTGAATCACAGCATTTTCTAATGAGGTTTCGTTTAAATCAGCAGCAGTAGAAGGTACGTTGCTGTTAGTGCCACCATTTACTAACGGGTGAGCGCTTGAAAACAATGGTTGACCGTCACCACCAGTAACAGCAGAACTAAAACCATTGTTAAGCACATTAGCTGCTTTAACTTGTTTAGTGTATGCCATTGCACGGGCTAATGCTTTAGTGTAACGAGCAGACAAAGAGTCGTACAAGTTATCTTCAATAGCTTCCTCAGTTAATGAGAAGCCTAAAGCAATAGTTTCATGGTTGTATCGAGCAGTCCAAGCTTCTTGAGCATTGTCATATTGAAGAGCTTGACCTTCGTTTTTGACAGGGGCCGCTGAAAAACCAGACAGTTTTGTTTCTTCTTCAAAAGAACGTTCTGAAGATTCAGTTTCATAAATCTCTTTGTGTTCTTCACCATAACGAGCATACTCTAAACCGAACAATGCGTTCAGACCCGGTAATAACTCTTTTAATAGCTGGGCGCGTGAAATTGCCATGTGTTAATCTCCTAATTAAATGCCAGCTACGTTTGTATAACTATGGAAAGTGTTATTCCAAGTTACCAAAATTTCAGGGTAGCCCACAAAAGTAACTGCAGTACCTGATGCCAAAGTAATAGTGCTAGATACAGTTAAAGTTACACCATTTACGTTAGTAACAGTGATATAGTTACCAGCTAAAGAACCAGTACCAGATGGAGCAATTAATTGCATACCAGCTTGGATAGCAGTATTGGCAGCGGTCAGAGTTACAGTAGTACTTGAACCAGAAGTAGAAGCTGTAGCAGCAACAGTAACAGCAGTTTCAGGAACTAAACCAACAACACGTAAAGGAGCAGCAGCTACAACACGAGTGTTACCAGTACCATTAGTAACAACACCACCAGATACAGAAACAGCAGAATCACCAGTTAAAGTGTTGCCAGTATTACCATATAAAGGATATACGTTAGTGCCCATAAATTGTTGTGAAGCATAACCCACACCTGAAGAAGTATTAGCCAAGGCTGTTGCTTGTGAACCCATAACTACTTTAATAACTACACGTGGATCATCAACAACATAAGCAACAGCGTCTTGAGCAACAGTACCAGAAGGCCAGTATTGCGCACGGATACGTTGACCAGTGGCTGCTAAGGTATATTCACAACCTACGAAAATACCAATAACACCTGGAATTGGTGTAGTAGGCGCAGTAGCAGGTGTATAAGTATCTTGAATTGCAGTACCTACAGACAATTTAACAACGTCACCGAAGAAAATGTTTGCAGCATAACCAGTTGCTATCGGTACCATGCGAGTAGAACCCGCGTAAGGTAGGCCACCGATTTCATTAACTGGCTTTAGGCCGTAAGGGGCCGAAATAACAGGATAAGCCATTGTAAACTCCTAAAATTAATTAACCATTTCCGAAAGATACACTCGATTTGCGATCTTTAAATAAAGGCATACGAGCATCGTTCTCTCTCATAAAACTATTATCTACTGCTTCTGCCTGCTGATTAGTCATGTTGTTGTAGTATGCGCTACGTTGTTCCATAAATTCAGTAGGTATCTTGCAAAGTAATAATCCGCCAATCTCGATGTTGTCTTTAAAATGACCTTCACGAGAGGCTAGCAGTGTGTATTGTGGTTGCTCTTCAATCTTTACAGGTTCCCAACCTTCACGCAATGATTTAGAAATATTGCTAGGGTCGGCCTTGTTTAGCATTGCTACGCGAATCCATCTATATGTGTACCCAGCCTGTTTGTCGGGCTCAGGAAGTGCTTCTGGAGGCATCCACTGCTTAGGACGCTCTGTCAACGCTCTGGTTTCTGATGCACGAGTAATTTTGTTTATAGGGTTAGTAGTCATTATTTAATCTCCAATTTTAAAACTTCTTTTGCGTATACTTCAGGGCTTATGCCCAGTTTCTTTGCTATCTGGACTTGGCTCTGACTTAGTCTTATTTTATTGGAATTTGTGCTACGAGAACCGGGCGCAACTACTGTTGATGGTTTTGCTTTAGGTTCCCCAAAATACTCACTAAATCTTTTGCGCATTGTTTTGTCCAATGTGCTGTAATATTCATCTGATCCAGCAATCATGCCGTTATTAACGAGCTTATTATGTAGGCCCAACGCAGCGGATGTCATCTCCTCATCTTCTCCAAACCACTTATTGCGTTCTTGCCACGCCGCATCTTTAGGGTTCACTTGAGGAGCGGGTTGCTGGTACTCTTCTCGACTTATTTGTACAGGAAACTGAGTCTCTTGTAAAGGTGTTTCTTTTAAATTATTAGCGCGAATCAATTTTAAGTTAGCAAACTGCAATTGTTCTTGTGCATTTATGACCCCTTCAGTATCTCCTGATTCATATGCCTCACGGTACATTCTTTTTGCAGCGGCCACTTCCATTTGAGCCGCTTGCTGTGATGTGGTTATATATTCTTTCTCACCTGTACTATATGCAGATCGTAACTTTTGATTTTCTTCATATAATCTTTTTGACAAAGCAATAGACTCTTGCTGTTCACGTAAAGCTTGTTCTTTTTCTCTGCGCTCATCGTGCCAAACTTTTTTAAGTTGTTTAAGCTTTTGCTTAACACTTTCATCATATTCTTCCAACTCATCATTATCTAAGTCTTCTACAATATGTTTAGGCATAGGTTGACGACCACGATCTTCTTCTGGCGTGTCATCTTCTATTTCAATTTCTATACCGTACGATTCGTTTTCTACTTCGTCTGGAAATTTATATTCATCATTAAATTGTGCTGACATGGACTGTTCCTTATTTACGTTTAATGCCACGAGGGTCTAAAACAACTGCTTCTGGAGTATCATCATTAATAAGACGAAACTCTTTACCATGTATATCTATTCGAGAGCCCGCATTAGGTCTAACAAGAATAAAGTCTCCTACTTTGCACCAAGGCCCACTTGGAAATCTTGAGCTATCTTTATAAGCATCAGGGCCTACCGCAACTACAAAAAGAACTGTTGCTAAGACCTCGTCATGCCTAACAGTCATATCAGCTTTAATAATGCCACTGCCATACTCTTTTTCGACATCTGGAACGGCACATAATATGTGGTATCCTGACGGTGTGGGTAATTGTGTTGCTTTCTCTTCAGCACTAGTTTCTAAATCAATCGCGCCAACTACCTGCGGATTGGAAGGGTTTGTGCCTACCAATATTTTTTGTACCGTTTTAGTCATCTGAGTTTTCCATTTTATTTTTAAGGTCTTTTACTATATCTCTAGCAAAGAGTAGACCTCGAACCTCTCCGCAGAGTCTTTTATACTCATCAAAGGTGTCTGGGCGACCCGATGTAATCGCCTCGTTTACATTTTGTATTTGCTCGTTTATTTGAAAAGTAATTACCTCAAACGCATCCATTATTCACCTTCTATTGGTTTATTTTGTTGACCACGATCTAGTGCATTTTGCATACCTTCATGAGCAAGACGAGTATCATGTTGGCGTTTTTGCTCAGTCAATTGAGCGGCTGTTTTTAAAGTGTTAACTTTTGTATCGATAGCAACTCTTTTATTTTCAGCGGTAAGTTTTGCCGCTTCTGTCAGCGCCTGTACTTTTATTTTGCTGGCATCATTTGTTTTAGCCACTTCAAGTTTAGCCGCATTAGTTAAAGCCGTTACTCTAGTTTGTTCCGCAGCAGTTTGTTGGTGAGCTTGAATCCTTTCTCTTTCGACTTGAAGTTGCTGCATTTTTATTTGTGCATCAAGCTGATCTTTTTGAGCTTTTCGTTGTTGCTCTTGCTGTTTGAGGTGCAACTCTTGTTGTTGCATTTGAACAAGCGGGTCTTGAGCTTGCTGTTGCGCTTGTTGTTGAGCAGCTTCATCTTGATTCTTTTGCAATAACTGTTGAGCCGCTTGAGCTACCAATGGTGCTAATCTAGCTTCAACTTCGGGATTCATGTGTTGTTCTTCTCCAGACTCATCTTTTTGCGCAGGGAGATTGAATCCTAATTGCTGTTCGATTTGTATACGATATTCAAACCCTAAATGTTCAGCAATATGCGCTTGAGCCAATGCCGCTATTTGAGGAGCAGCAGGGTTGCTTTGAAGTAGTTGCTGTATTTTAGGGTCTTGCATCGCAGCCATGTGAACCGCAATATGAGCCTTATGATCTTGCGCTACAAACGCCTTAACAGGTTTCATAGTTAACATATTTTGATTTTCTGTAACAGGATCAGTTGGTTTTTGATCCTCATCCATAGGTATTAACTTATGCGCTTCTTTAACACCCAACACATCTAACATCTGCCTATGTAATAACGGCATATTATAGATTTGAGGAGCAGACTGAGCCAGTTGGAGAACCGCTTGGTACTGTACAATTTTTTGAGCCATTGTAGAGGCATTAGGATCAGATACGGGTATAACTTCAACCATATCGTAA